CTTTTTCCGCTTGTTAACCAGTCGGGGCACACTTTCGGAGTAACAATTATGTCAGGAAATGAGAGAGCGCAAGAACCAAAAAGAGTTTACCCCTATCAATCATCTCGTATGGTAGTGAAGATGTTAGATCAGATTATAGTAGCAATGACTACAGAAGAACTTCTTACAGATCATGAATATCGTCATCATTATAACATAATGAAGATGGTAAGGCTATGTGTAGGTGATGAAATTTGGGTGGGACCACGTCAAGGTGATGTAGTACCATATCTATCCGCAGTATGTCAGGCTATCGTAACTGATGTATTTACAAAAGAGACTTCCTTTAGGGTAACTGTGGTAGCAGTAAAGCTACTTACTCAGGTAAACTCTTTTAGAAGAGGATTATATGTGAAAAAGCTGGCTGCTCTCTCACAGGAGAACAGTAGACGTCAGATTGTAAGTAACAAGCTAAAGACTATAGAAGAGTTGGTGCAAAAAGATGACAATAATAGCTTTGGTCGCGCAGTACAATCGCTTTTTAAGGAGAGTATACTACTAGACGAACTAAAGTACGAGTTAGCACTAGCGCGAGATGACGAACGAGAACCATCGTTAGACATAACATCAATCACAGAGGAAGAGTTGTATAGAGAATGGAAACTTAACTAATAAAAAGGGGAATATAATGAGACAAGTAACACATGAATTGCTAGAGGTATTGATAAATAGAATATTTGCGTATGAAGATGCCGTCAGTAAATATGTAAAGACAGATGGATCAAATACGTACACTCCAGAGTGGCTCGGAGCACTACAAGTGGCTAACTGGATAGTGAACGCCCTCGATGAAACATTCGAGATATTTCTTGACGACGAGGAAAGAAAAAGGGTACAACTAGACGAGCTAGTGAAGCAGTCTACTAGAATATATAGGCTGATGGGAGATGCTCCATATCCAGATTTTAAGACCTTTATCTCATTTATTTCAGATGTCGTAACCTTCTATGCGGAGGTGGCGGACTCTGTGATTGGCGAATTCCTCGAGAGGCATGGAGGGAGTAATGATCCCTTGGTCACATCAGTGAAATCGAGATATTCCTTAAGGAAAAAGATGCGGTCTATTGAATTGATCTTGACAACTAAAGATGCCTTTGATATGATGTACATCTATGTGCAAAGATACAAAACTACCCCGTAGAACTGAGAAAGGATGAATTAAATGGATTCGAAAAATAAAATAGTAGTTATCACTAGTGATGATTACGTAGCTGAAGTCAAAGCAAAACTTTTAGAAAAGGGGTACAAGAACATGGAAGTAAATCCTGCAAAAATAGATGAAGTAGAAGTAGCTATAATCACCAAAACAGGCGTCGCGGAAGGACACTCTAACCTTGTGACAGATTTAGAGTCACTACCTAAAAAGGAAGAAAGTGGACAAACGAAGGATGACGTGAAGATAAAAACTTCAGGAAAAGAACTACCTTCGACCGAACAATCGAAGGAGAATGTATCGAAGGCTGCTGTTGAAAATCCTGACGTCAAATCTTCAGCTGATGAATCCAAGCAATCAGTTAAAAACGCGTCAATCAACACAATGGATGAATCGTATGAGGACGCCGAGAAGAGGTACTCTAGTATGAGTAGATCTAAAGGTTTTGGGTTCTAAGTCATGATAATATCAGAAGAAGTCCACAAACCATCTACGCATATTGCAAGAAGAAGGGAGCCTAGTACAGGGTGGCCTAAGGTTAACGCTCGAGACTACCAGAATTTTTCCGATGATGTGTGTAGACACACTGGTATGCATGAATTCGTGGGTCTCAATATGTGTGAGCCACAGGTGAGGGCGACTATTTCTGTATTCAAGGATGAGACAATGGACGGTATAAAAGCCGTGTTCTCAGAAATGTATCCACATCTACTGAGAAGGTTGCTTAACGAAGCGATAGTGCGAAATCTGCGACTGGAGGTTAACTCTAAGATGGGAGGTCCGATATATGCACGCGACGACTCGAAAATGGAAATACTTCGTGATGTGTACTTTCCTAAGTTTATGAAACGCGATTACTCCTCTGTGGAACAGTGTTACACATTAATCAACGTCAGACTTCAGCAAGAGAAGCGTTCTAAAGTCAGGAAAGTGCCTATCTTGACGCCTTCAGGTGCGTATAAAGAAGTAGATATCGAGGGTGAATTGAGAAGTACGCCATTCGGAGGGGATTACTATTCCGCGAGAGCGAGAAATGTCTACAATCCAAATCTGTTAAATAACTACAAACAAGTGCTGGATAACACACTTCATGATGCTATAATGAAGTATGCTCCGTTCCACCATGATATGTACGCGTATCACTCGACCGGGTTCAGATTTGAAGGATTCGTCAAAGCGATAGACGTAAAGCATTTCGAACGGTGTGTAGGTGCGTTGGTTGGATTGAGGGCTACTATGATTGGTCATCAATACCACGAAGTGCAGAGTATTATTCTTAGTCAACCTTATTTGTGTGTCGCGAGCGATTGGAAGACTCAATTCTTGGTGAGACCTGCACCTGGTTATACGACTCAACTCGCATCAGGAGATTCTGCCGTAGCTACCTTGGGAAAAGAGGCGCTGATCTGTCTGTATGCAAAATACTTCAAAGATTTGATGAGCGTAGACGACGATAAAGCAATAGACATCGCCCTTAATGGTGGGGTGAAGGAACATGTGAGGTTCTTCAATTATGGGGATGACAACGTACTCTACGGTAAAAATGAACGTGAAGTCGATAAGTTGATCACATTCTTATCCGCATACTTAAACATAGAAGAGGAGATACCAGCTGCTTTCTTAGGATGGGAGTACACCAGCTCGGAAGGCTTTTTCTTAAGAGATAAATCCGCGATAGTCAACTTCTGGAAGCCTGAGCGTCCACCCGGGCCTCCGTTCCGCCCATTTTTCTTTTTAGGTTTTCACTTAAGATGGAAGACATACCTGAGATATGGATCAAACAACATATCCAAGTTGGAGGAGGAGATGTGGGAAGTGATGAACGATTACGGAATAACTCAAGACTACATGGTTGGCATGGCGGATTACGAGTCGCGTTTGGCGGGGAGTGGTGCCACTCCGCTAAACTATATTACGGGGAAGAACTATCTGTTAACTGACGAAGAGAAAGAGGCCTTAGGCTTATCGAAGGCCATCGGACTCCATTTGTCTCGGCAGATATATTCAGAACTGACTGGCGCTAAACTTTCAACTTTAAAATAAGAATGGAGGAAAAATGGGAAATGACGCGATTAAAGCGGATTACAGAGCGCCATACATGAAGGGATACGTCCCTAGGCAATCAGCGTTCAACATGAAGGACAGTAGAGGAAAGATGATGACCTTTTATGCTGGTGCGCTACTCATGTACGGGGCCACTAACGCGGGTAAGTCGACCACATCTTTGGCGATGGTGTTCGAGTGTGCGCTTCAAGGGATAAAGGCGGGTCACATGGTTTGGGATGAAGTAGGCGCATCGGAAGATACATACTTATCTCCCGTGTCCAGAGTGGACAAAGAAAAAGTAGCTTCATTATTCGAAGTGCCTTCGACTCAAATAGTTGAACCTGCTGCAAAGATAATCAATAGCTACCTTTCGAGAGTATACAACGCGATAACAGTCGAAGGGCTAAGTCTGTTAGTCGTTGATTCAATAGGACCGTCCCTTTCAGTGGCAAGTGGTTTGGTAGACCAACCTGCTGGAAAAGGTGCGATGGTGGAGGGTTACGGTATGTACTTAAGGATGCTTAATGCGATAGCTTACCACACTCGTTGTACTATCGTATGCGTAGTAAACTCCTCTTTGTTTACTGTCACCAGTTTAGAAGGAGCGGTTGACGGTACGTTAGAGTTAAACGCTAGAGGTTCTATATTAAAGCGCGATAGGACTGATAGATCTATACAGAGTCAGTTTACTTTGTCTGCTGCTGCAGTGCTCAAAGCGATGGAAGCACAAGGTAGTAAAAATATACCACAACCAGATTCACAGAAAGGAATAATTTAGTATGTACCAAACGATAGGATATTTCGTATATTCAGAAGTGAGACGTCTAGCTAAAGCTTACCACACTTTAAAAGATGCCCTGAACTCCGCTATTACCACGAGAGTTCGTGTAGCTGAAATATTTTCAGCGGCGCAATTGGATCCATTAAAAACTAAGCACTACACCTTTACCACTCAGCGAATGATGGGGCTAAGTAGTGCAGCAAGCGGTAATGACGCATCGCGTGAGTTGATGGTGTTTATAGCCAGCTTATTGAATGTGTGCGGTAGGGCGCCGGCCTTGCCACCGAGGATAGGACTCAGAACCGACCCTTCCGTGTCTCCAGCTGAAGCGGTATGGCTAGTGGCTCTATCTTATATCGATCTCAATAAATTTAAAACGTATCTACCACCGGTAACTACGTCAATTACAGCGGCGGATATAGGTGACGCAGTCTTTTATATGATAAAAGATTTTGAGAAATGGGATAGTATGATTAAAGTACTTGAGCCTAGAATGTCTGCTCTTGTAGGAAATATCAAGTATAAGTTAAAGATGGGTCAAGGCATAGATGCATTCGAAAAATCTTTGTACATGCACGCTGCTCACCCCGTATATGGTGTCGAGGTACGCTTTAGAGAGCCAGTTTCAAAGACGACGCTCGCGGATAGCGTACTAGCCACTGAGACGGGTGATCCGTTAGTGTCTACTTTTGCAGAGAGGTTAAAGGGGTTAGTGTTGCCAGGACCTAAGTTTACCTATATTCCTTTGATAAGTAATGCTGCCATGGAATCGCTTTTCGCTACTTATGGTCCTTATCCTAGCAAAGCGGTAACCTCTGCCGGTTGGATCGCATCTTATGAACCTTATAGCGCGCTCGACTTAAAACCTATGAGTGCTCCTATAGTAATCACTCCAGATGACCATTTGCTTGGTCTAATGAGTGCGGGTCAACTAACAAAGAATTCCACCATATCCGACACTGCACTTGGAAGAGCTGAAACGTCAAAACAGACCGCGTTCAGATGGAATTATGACGCTGTAACTTTCACTCGTGAAGCTGTTTGTACGAGAAACTCAGAAAGTACGATGAAAGTAACCATGCCTGTAATTCTTGACTTGCCTGAAGTAGACTTGATATGGCATAACGATCGAGTAATGCTAAGATTTAATAGCGAGCTGCTTGGTAGAACTGTGATTACGGCTGAAGCAGAAGGGATAATGTATGAGCTGGCTAGAAAATCTAAACAACACGGAGGAAGTAGCAGCTTCCGAAGCTCATTGGATGAATTTCAATTAGCCGACTTACAAGACGTTCAGGGTAACATCACAAAGGCTGAAGATATGAAGGTCAAAGTGATATACTACTCATTAGCGAAGGGAACGGAAATCGTCGCCCCTGTAGATTTGAGACCATTTTTCGCACAGTATGGTGATAAGATAATCAAGCCTGCATTCTCCAGTTTTTGCAATCCGCCTCTTCATCTTTTGGAAACTCCGCAACCGGGCGCAGTCGACTACATATGTCTAGCGTTGAGTCTTACCACATATGAAAGACTGATGTCAATTCGTGCGTTAACGATATGTTATAATGCGTTTTTGTTGAAGACCTTTTTCAATGTGCTTCCTAACATAAGCGTTGGTCAAGTGAGTTCAACAGAGGCAGCTGCAGATGACGAAAAGAATATTCTTTCGTATGCAAAAACCGCTTTATTCAGAAAGGCTTAATAAATGCAAACAACGATAAATCACAAAGGACGGACTTTTTATTTAATGATTGATCAAAACACGTTAGCTGTGAGAATGACGCAAAGTGAGAAAGATGATTCATTATTCACAATAGACTTGATAAGGAAGGTCGCGGGCGAGGTATTTGGCGACGCTTTAGAAAGGATACCTGCCGGCTTCAATCATTGTTACGAGAAAGCGTCGACATTGATAGCGTTCACGGACTTCGGAGTGACGGAGCGTGACAGAACTTATAGCTACCAGGTGAAACTAGTAGGAGGTCTACTGGAATATAGAGAGATACCTGGAGTTAAAATAGCAGAAGCATTTACACAGGAGTAAAATATGTCAAAGTATAGCGATCTGAAAAGTCTAGTTAATGAATTAGATGGAGTCAAAGTGCAATTAGAGACGGCTAACCCATCCGATTTGATGGTCGAGAATCTAACTAACTGTGTAAGTGAGTTTAGAGCGACCGAATCGTATCTAACGTGGACGGAGAATCCACCTTCTGATAATAATAAGGTATTGCAGAAGATAGCAACGAAAGCACACGAGTTTCTATCTTTCGAAAGAGTGGCTGCAATGATAACAGAGGCCAATGGTGGTAAACTTAAAAACGTACCTACTGGAGAGGAAGAATGATGTCCAAGAAAGCAAAGATGTGGCTTTTCCTGGGTAGTGCGCTACTAGGCGTGTTGTTAGCTTACCTTGCTCAGGCGTGTGTAGTAAGGGTGAAAGATCTAGATATTAGAACTAAACAAGAATCAGATAAAGATAACGCTCACAGAAAGGACAACAAATGAAGACATTTATGATGATCTTAGTATTCTCAGTCATTGGTGCCCTCACATCGTCATGTACTATGAAAGGCCCGCTTACTACGGTTACCGTCAAAGATGGTAAAACGACGGTGGAGAAAGGTTTTCTGTTCAAAAAGAAAGCTAAGGCTGATAGTAAAAATCCAAACTAATCCTAAGATTGGATCAAGTAACACGGAACTTAGGTTCCGTTCGTTACCAACCGGGAAGGCTTATGCCTT